GGCGTCTCGCACAAAAGAATAAATAGCCAGGATTGGCACGGATTGAATGGAGATGGCCGTGGACAACTGGATCTACACGTATTACCAAGGAATTAAAGACGGATCTATCGTCGTGGGGCGCTGGGTCCGTCTTTTGTATGAGCAATTCATCGAGGATCTCGAATCGAAGGAGACCTACTACAACCAGCGCGAGGCAGACAAGGCCGTCAACTGGATCGAGGAGCACTGCTTTCACACTGAAGGCCCGCTCGCACCGGGACCGCTGAAGCTCGAGCTGTGGCAGAAGGCGTTCATCGCCGCGATCTTCGGGATCTACGACACCGAGACCAAGAAACGCAGAGCGCGTGAAGTCCTGCTCCTCGTCAGCAGAAAAAACGGCAAGAGCTTGGTCGCAAGCAGCATCTGTCGCTATATATGGACGCTGGCGGGTGGCTTCGGTGCTCGTGTGTTCTGCATCGCTCCGAAGCTCGACCAGGCGGACATCATCTACAACAACGTGTGGATGATGACGCAGCTTGATCCTGAATGGCAGAAGCTGCGCGACGAAGTGCAGGGCACCAAGGATGGGCGCGGCAACAAGACGATGGACGACTCGATGCTGGCACGGCACCGGCAGTCGGATCTGTGCATCCCTGGCACGAACAGCACGGTCAAGAAGATCGCGTTCACTGGGGGCAAGCGCAGCGACGGATACAACCCGTCCTGTGCAGTGATGGATGAGCTCGCTGCATGGGAGCCTCCGGAGAAAAGCCTCAAACAGTATGAGGTCATGAAGTCCGCGATGGGCGCACGTGAGACCGGAGACAATCCCGGCATGATCCTGTCGTGCACGACTTCGGGCTACGTCAACGACGGCATCTTCGACGAACTGCTGAAGAGGTCGACGCGCTTCCTGCTGGGCGACAGCAAAGAGAAGCGGCTGATGCCGTTCCTGTACATGATCGACGACATCGAGAAGTGGAACGACATCAACGAGCTGAGGAAGAGCAACCCGAACCTGGGCGTCTCAGTCACGGTCGACTATCTGCTCGAAGAGATTGCGATCGCCGAGGGCAGCCTGTCGAAGAAGGCCGAGTTCATCACGAAGTACTGCAACCTGAAGCAGAACGCATCGACGGCGTGGCTGTCTGCGGAGTCTGTGGCGAAGTGCTGCGGCGATCCGCTGCGCCTCGAAGACTTCATGCACTCGTACTGCGTTGTGGGCATCGACCTTTCGCAGACGCGAGACCTTACGGCGGCGGTCGCTCTGATCGAGAGAGATGGCGAGCTATATGTGTTCGCGCACTTTTGGCTGCCAGCAGAGAAGATGCAGGAGGCCCAGCAGCGCGACGGCGTGCCGTATGAAATTTACATGCAGCGCGGCCTGATCAGCCCGAGCGGTGAGAACTTCGTGGACTATCACGACTGCTACAACTGGGTGTGTGATCTCGTCGAGAAGTATGAGATCCTCCCGCTCCGGATCGGATACGACAGATACAGCGCCGACTACTTGGTGCAGGATCTCAAAAGCACCGGCAACAGGACGACCGGATACATCTGCGAGGACGTCTATCAGGGGGATAACCTTTACAGCACCATGCAGTTTTTACATGGGCTCATAGACGACGGACACGTGCACATCGGCGACAACGATCTGCTGAAGATGCACTTCCTCGACAGTGCAGTGAAGATGAACAACGAGCGCGGCCGTGGTCGCCTCGTCAAAGTAAACAACACTCGACACATCGACGGCATGGCCGCAGTCCTCGATGGGCTGGCGGTCAAGATCAAGAACGCGCCGGAGATTGGCGAGCAACTGAAGAATAAGAGAGGGTAACACATGGGCCTGCTTGATAGCATATTCCGTCCGGACAAGAACCGGGCAGAGCAGGAAGCACTAAAGAACGCACGGGCGACGTTCAAGACGCTGACCGCATACCGGCCTGCGTTCACGACATGGCGCGGCGCGATCTATGAGAGCGACTTGGTGCGCGCAGCGATCGACGCCAGGGCGAGACACATCTCGAAGCTGAAGGTGGAGATCCACGGCGCAGCGAAGCCGGGACTGCAGTCGAAGCTTCGCCAGGGGCCGAACCAGTGGCAGACGTGGTCGCAGTTCCTGTACAGGGTGTCGACGATCCTCGACGCATCCGAGCGGACGACGTGCATCATCGTCCCGGTGCTGGATGAGTACCTGGTGACGACCGGCTACTTCCCGGTGCTTCCGGACAAGTGCGAGGTGGTCGACTTCAAGGGTGAACCGTGGCTCCGGTACAACTTCGCGCATGGTCAGACGGCGGCGACGCCGATGAAAGACTGCGCGGTGCTGACGAAGTACCAGTACAAGAACGACTTCTTCGGCGATGGCAACGGCGCGCTGGATGAGACGATGAAGCTCGTGCACATTCAGAACGAGGGCATCGAGGAAGCGGTCAAGAACTCCGCAACCTATCGCTTCATGGCACAGGTCAACAACTTCACGATGGCAGATGATCTTGCGAAAGAGCGCAAACGCTTCACGCAGGAGAACCTCGTCGCGGATGCGGAGGCGGGCGGTCTGCTTCTGTTCCCGAATACATATCAGAACATCCAGCAGATCAAGAACACACCGTACACGGTCGACGCGGCTCAGATGGAGTTGATCAAGACGAACGTGTCCAACTACTTTGGCGTGAACGAACGCGTGATGCAGAACCTCGCAACAGGGGACGAGCTCGACGCGTTCTTCAACGGGGCGGTCGAGCCATTCGCCATTATGTTTTCGGAGTGCATGACAAAATGTTTGTTCTCTGCAACTGAGAGAGCGCATGGCTCATACCTGATCGCCAATGCGAACCGTCTCCAGTACATGAGCACGACCGCAAAGGTGCAGATGGCGAAGGAACTCGGCGACAGGGGCGCACTCATGATCGACGAGATCCGCGAGCTGTTCAACTACGCGCCGCTGCCGGATGGGGCCGGGCAGGTCGCACCGATCAGGGGCGAGTACAAAGCAACCGATGACCTCACAGACGAGGAGGAAGGAGGCAGCGATGCCGAGTAAAGAAAGAGAATACCGCGAGATGATGCTCGCGATCGAAAAGAGAGACGAGGCTGAAGAACCCGAAGAGGAGCGCATGGTCGTCACAGGGTACGCCTCCACGTTCGACGATCCGTATCTGCTTTGGAAGGATGCAGACGTCGAAGTCTACGAGCAGGTCGACCGGCATGCGTTCGATGAGACCGACATGCAGGACGTCATCATGCAGTACGACCACCAGGGGCGCGTCTTCGCACGTGTCCGCAATAACACTCTGACAGTAACCCCCGATGACAAGGGGTTATTTATTAGCGCCGATCTGTCCGGCACGGACATCGGTCGGGGACTGTACCAAGAGATCGCCGGAGGCTACACCGACAGGATGAGCTTTGGCTTCACCGTCGATGAAGACGAACAGGTGATCCAGGAAGACAGCACCACCGGCAAGACGCACGTGCTCAGGACTATCCGGAAGGTCGGCAAGCTGTACGACGTTAGCGCAGTATCACTGCCCGCCAATCCGGGCACCAGCATCAGCGCACGGTTCCTTGACGGAGCGATCGAGGAAGCGAGAGCGGAGCGACTCAAGGCGCAGGAGCTGAGAGAGAAGCGCGAACAGATCATGAAGAGAGCCGAAGCTCTCGGAAAGGAACAGGCATGACAAGAGAAGAAGTCATGATCCTCGACATGGAGGGCTGTGAAGAGAGAGCCGCCAAGATCGCAGAAGAGACGCGTGACGCGTCCGAAGAGATCCTCGCGGAACTGTCCGCTGAGCTCGACATGATCGAAGAGAGAAAGAACATCATCAAAGCCGAAGCCGAAGAGAAACGTGCGGCGATGGAAGCCGTCCTCGAAGGCGAAGGCGAAGTTATCGAAGAAGTCAAGGAGGAAGAAAGAACCATGACTGACGTTAAAGAAATCAGAAAGAGCCCCGAGTATCTGGACGCATGGGTCGAGAATCTGAAGGGCAGAGCAAACGAGGAACAGCGCACTCTGCTGACCACCAACGCAGAAAAGAACGGCACGATCGCAGTCCCGCAGTATGTCGAGGACAGAATCGAGACAGCTTGGGAGTCTAACGAAATCGTCCGCAGAGCGAAGAAGTCCTACTTCAAGGGCAACCTGAAAGTCGGCTATGAGGCAAGCGCAGACGGCGCGCAGATTCACGACGAAGGCGGCGAGGCTATCACAGAAGAGGCTCTCGTTGTCGGCTTTGTTGACCTGATCCCCGCCACCTACAAAAAGATGGTTAAATACTCGACCGAAGTCCTCGACATGAAAGGCGAGGCTTTTGTTGACTACATCGTCGACGAAATCGAGTATCAGCTCGCGAAGGCTGTCGGCGACGCGGCGGTCATGGTGGCATATGCCGCAGACGCTCCGCTGAAGCAGACATTCACAGCGGCGGGTGCTTCCCTGACGACTGCTGACATCGTAGGCGCTGAAGGTATGCTCGCGGGCGACGCGAATCCTGTCCTGATCACCACAAGAGCGAACGCGGCTGCTCTGAAGGCGGCAGTTCTGTCCGCTGGCTATGGCTACGATCCGTTTGACGGCATGGACGTGATCTACGTCGATGCAAGAACTCTGACTGCGGCTGGCGCGTCTCTCGGTATCGTTGCTGATCTGTCCGCTTGGCAGATCAACTTCCCCGACGGCGACGAGGTCAAATTCGTCTTTGATGAGTTCACCGAAGCTCCGGCTGACATCGTCCGCGTTATCGGTCGCGTGATGGCGGGCATTGGTGTTGTTGCTCCGTCCAAGACTGTCTTCATCAAGGCACACGCTTAATCGACACAGAACAAACAGCGAGCCGTCCATCGCGGGCGGCTCTATTTCCCTATTGAGGTAAAGAGATGCTTGAACTTGTAAAGATGGCTCTGCGCGTCAGCACGGATGCGTACGATGCACAACTGAATATGCTCATTGATGCTGCAGCGCAGGATCTCGGCATCGCTGGCGTCGTGAACATCGACACGGCGGACGATCCGATCATCCAGCAGGCCGTCTGCACGTACTGTGCGCTGAACTTCGGCACGCCCGATGACGCTGATCGTCTGAAGAAGGCGTACGACGAGCAGAAGGCACAGTTGTCCATGCACACAGGGCACACAGACTGGGGTGAGGCAGATGTATGAGTCTGTTGCAACACTCCGTAAGGTGACCTACACGCAGGACGCGGCGCTCAACCAGGTCGCGGTGTATGAGGATCGCCAGGTCTTCGTCAAGCCGCGCTCGGTCTACTCGAACGACTTCTATCAGGCAGCGCAGAGCGGTCTGAAGCCGTCCGTGGTGCTCGTGCTCTTCGCTGGGGACTACGACGGCGAGAATGTCGCCCTGTATGAGGGCAAAGAGTACACGGTCCTCAGAGCCTATCACAGGCCCGAGAAGGACGCGGTCGAACTCACGCTGGAGGAGAGAACGGAAAATGGCGCATAGCATCGGCGAGGATCTCGGCAAAATTCTTGATGACTACGCAAATGAAGTCCGCGACGAGGTGAAGAAGGACATCCAGCAGGCCGCGAAAGCGACAGCAAAGGAACTGAGAGCCACATCACCGAAGCAGAGCGGGGACTATGCGAGGAACTGGTCCGTAAAACAGCAGGGCGCTGGCTGGGTCGTATATAACAAGGCGCCGACCTACAGGCTGACGCATCTGCTGGAGAAGGGCCACGTCATCAGGAACCAGTCGGGAACGTATGGACGAGCACCAGCGCATCCGCACATCGAACCGGCTGAGAGGAAAGCGGTCGAGGATCTCGTCCGCAAGATCGAGGAGGATCTGAGCAAATGAGCATAGCAGAGACACTGCAGAGGGCGGGCATCCCTGTCGCGTACTCACACTTCAAGACGGCGGTCAATCCTCCGTTCATGGTGTACCTGGGCGCAGGGCAGGATCAGCTCGCAGGAGACAATACCGTCTACTGGCGCAAGAACGTCTACCAAGTCGAGTACTACTTCGAGAAGAAGGACGAAGCACTCGAGGCAAGCATCGAAGACACGCTTCTCGCCGATGGGTGGCTGTACGACAAGTCGGAGGACACTTTCATCGAGAGCGAGGGGCTGTTTGTAATCTATTATTCCGTAAGTTAAGGAAGGAGGCCAACACATGGCTAACAAAGTCCTTTTTGGTTTCAGTGACCTGTACGTCGGCACCTACACAGTCGGCGAGAACAGCACTGTGACACTGGGCACTCCGTATCATCAGGCTGGCGCGGTCGGCTTTAGTCCAGAAGCATCCAGCGATCAGAGCACGTTCTATGCGGACAACATCCCGTACTACGTGACATACTCTGACGGCGCGATCGAAGGCGATCTCGAGGTCGCAATGTTCGACGACAGCTTCAAGACTCAGTTCCTCGGCTATCGTGCGATGGCTGACGGCGGTCTCGCTCAGGTCAAGGGCGCAACCAAGCCGAACGTCTACATCGCGTTCGAGGTCCAGGGCGATGCAGAGAAGCGTCGCGTGATCTTCTACAACGGCTCGTTCGGCGCGATCACCCGCGAGTACGCTACGACCGAAGACAGCGTCGAACCGCAGACCGAGAGCATCAGCGTCTCGTTCGCTGGCGACAACGCGACAGGCGTCACGATGGCGACCTACAAGCCCGGCGACACCGGCTACAGCACGCTGTTCACAGCACCGACTGCTCCGGCGTTCTAACTGTATATGGCAAACGAAGAGGGGCGGCTTCGGTCGTCCCTTTTTCGTGTATGCGGGCAGAAAACACTAACAGGGGATAACTACCCACCAAGGAGATAAACGCCTCGCAAATCGACGATTTAGGGGCACGCGGAGGATACGAAATGGAGAAGAAAATCAAACTGGATAGCAAAACCAGTATCACGCTCAACAACAACGTCGGCTGGCTGTTCCTGTACAAGGACCAGTTCGGCAGAGACATCGTGCCAACACTGGTGCCGGTGCTGAACGCTGGCATCGACCTCGTCTTCGGTGTCTATAAAGAGACAGGCGGCAAGATCAACAAAGAGACCATCATGAACATCGACACCGGTGCACTGACGGATGCGATCTACAACGCAGCGGCCATCGAATCGGTCGACCTGCTCAACATCGTGTGGGCTCTGGCGAAGAACGCGGACGAAGAGATCCCCGAGCCTCGCGAGTGGTTCAAACAGTTCGACGTGTTCCCGGTCGATGTGATCGCTCCGGCAGTCTTCGAGCTGATCTTCAAGGCGATGGTGAGCACAAAAAACTTGAAAAGGCTGCAGAGCCTTCGCGAGAGTCTGCAGCCGAACTCGACCTCGACCGAATCCTGATAGCAGGATCTCGTCGCGGGCTGGAGCACTCCGCAATGATGCGGATGCAACTCGGCGCGATCGTGGACTATTGCGTCGAGTATGACAACCAGCAGACAAAAGCAGAGAAGGAGGAGCAAGACCCGCCTCGCAGGAAAGCGACACAGGCGGACATCGACGCCTTCTTCGGTTAATTAGGAAAGGGTGCACAGAATGGCATCGGGCAACATTAAAGGTATTACCATAGAGTTCAATGGTGATACCACAAAACTCGACAAAGCACTGCGAGAAGTACGAAACAGCACGAAGGGCATCGACAAGGAGCTGTCGCAGATCAATAAGGCTCTGAAGTTCAACCCGAAGAACACGGAACTGCTCGCACAGAAGCAGGAGCTGCTGAAGCAGAAGATCCAGCAGACCGAGAAGTCTGTCAAGGATCTGAAGAACATGCAGGCGCAGATGGACGCGAAGGGCATCGACAGCAGCAGCGAGGAATACCGAGCACTGCAGCGTGAGATCATCACGACCGAGTCGAAGCTGAAGCACTTCCAGGGCGAACTGCAGAAGACCGCAGCGCAGGCCTCCAAGATCTATCAGGTCGGCGATGCGTTCGAGGCCACTGGCAAGAAGATCGAAGGCGCGGGCCGTGCGATGGCTCCGATCAGCAGGGCAGCCGGTGCTGTCGCTGCCGGTCTCGGTGCGGTCACGTACAAAGCGGGCGCGATGGCTGACGATCTGAATACGCTCAGCAAGCAGACAGGCATAAGCACGCACGACCTGCAGATGTACGCGGCGATGGCCGACCTCGTTGACGTTCCGGTCGAAACACTGGCAAAGTCACAGTCGAGGCTCAAGAAGAGCATGCTGGGCGCGTCTGAGGGCGGCAGTCAGCTGAAGTACTTCGAGCAGTTAGGCATATCTGTTACGGATGCGAACGGCAACCTGCGCGACAGCAACGACGTCTTCCAGGAGACGATCAAGGCCCTCGGGCAGATGGAAAACGAAACAGAGCGCGATGCGATCGCAATGGCCATCTTTGGAAAGTCTGCGAACGAGCTGAACCCGCTCATCGAGGATGCTGGCGCGACTTACGAGAAAGTATCCGCTATCATGGCAGAACACGGCCTCGAACCGGTCAGCCAGGAAGAACTGGACAAGGCCAACGAGTTCAAAGACGCGATCGACACGATCAAGCTCGTCTTCCTGCAGGCTGTGCAAATTGTCGGCACCAAGATTGCGGGCTATCTCGTCCCGCTGATGGAAAAGGTCGTTGACGTTGCTGCAAATATCGCAGAAAAAATCGCAGGGCTTGATGGTGGCGCACTTGCTAAGATCATGGGGATCTCCGGAGCACTCGCAGGGCTGTCTCCGGTGCTGATTGCTATCGGGAAGGGCATGCAGCTCTTCGGCGGGCATCTGAAGAAGATCTCCGCGTTCGCGACCAAGATCCCGATGCTGGGCAAGGCGTTCGCGCTGCTGACCAATCCGGTCACGCTCGTTGTGGCTGCACTTGCTGGTCTCGGCCTTGCGATCAACAAGGTCGGGTTCGATAACTTTGTAACGACAGCGCAGAACGCCATCACGAGCTTCGCTGAACAGCTTCCGGGAATCATCAACACCATCGTCGGCAAGATCGTCGAACTGGTTCCGGTGATCTTCGATGGCATCGTGACAGCGGTGCAGGCGATCGTTGCGCTGCTTCCGACACTGATCCCGACCATCGTGCAGGGCGGCATCGCTCTATTCAACGGACTGGTGCAGGCGGTGTCGCAGATCATCCCTGTGCTGATCCAGGCGGTCGTGACGTTGATCCAAACGCTGGTTGGTGCGTTACCGACCATCCTGCCGACACTGCTGCAGGGAGCCATTGACCTCTTCATGGCGTTTGTCCAGGCGATACCAGTCATCGTTCCGCAGCTCATCTCTGCGGTCGGTCAGCTCATCATTGCATTGGTACAGGCACTGCCGGGACTGTTCACAACACTGCTTACGACTGTCGTGGGATTGTTCCGCGGCATGTGGAAATCCATCACCGGTGTCTTCGCAGGCGTCGGCCAGTGGTTCCAGCAGAAATTCAGCGGAGCTTGGCAGGCCGTGCAGAAAGTCTTCAGCGGGGTCGGTTCGTTCTTCAGCGGAGTATGGCGGACTATCACGGGCGTCTTCACGAACATCGGCACATCTGTCGCCAGTGCGGTCAGTGGGGCGATCCGTTCCGGTCTTAATGGCGCGCTGGCAACCATCGAGAACATCATCAACGGTGGCATCGGTCTGATCAACGGCGCGATCAACCTCATCAACAAGATCCCAGGCGTGAACATCGGCAAGATCGGTCGGCTCAGTCTTCCGAGACTTGCAGAGGGCGGCGTCCTGAACGGGGCGCAGACGGTCATCGCCGGTGAAGCTGGTCCGGAGGCGATCATCCCGCTCGATAAACTGTTCGCGCAGATGGATCGCATGGCCGACAAGATGGCAGGCGAGAACAACGCGAGCCCAGTGGTCATCAATGTCTACGGCGCAGCAGGTCAGTCGGTCAATGAACTGGCGGCCGCAGTCGAGCAGAGGATCATCGAAGCACAGAAAAGGAGGAGACTGGCATGGCAGTAAAGCCTACACCGAACAACAACCTGTACAAGGGCCTCGTCTTTGATGGCGTGGACTCGAGAGACTACGGGATCTACATCACGGGCGACGCGGTATTCAATTCTCCCGAGAGGGATGTCGAGATGATCGAGATCCCCGGGCGCAATGGGGCTTATGCTCTCGACAAGGGCCGCTTCGGCAACATCGAGGTCTCGTATCCTGCGGGCATCTTCGGCGACACCGAGGCAGACTTCCGTGAAGGCATCAGAGCCTTCCGCAACGCCCTCGCAAGCCGTAAAGGGTACAAGAGGCTCGAGGACGACTACAACCCGACCGAGTACCGCATGGCAGTCTACAAGAGCGGGCTGGAAGTCACACCGACTGCTCTCAAGGCTGGCGAGTTCACGATCACGTTCGACTGCCAGCCCCAGCGCTTCCTTAAGTCAGGCGAGACGGCGGTCAGCGTCGCAAGCGGCGGAACGCTTAACAATCCGACTTTATTCGAGTCGCATCCGCTTCTTCAGGTGTGGGGGTATGGCGATATTGGCATCAATGACGATACTGTTACCATTTCTGATGATGTGATAGGTGAAACGATACTCCAAAATAGCGCGCGCAATACCGCAAGTCATGTAAACACAAAATTGTGGCAAGTCTATTTGAACACAGAGAAACTTAGAACAGGCGACATAATCAAAGTGTCAGGTGTCAAATCAGAGTTTGGTGTCAACTCGTACATATTGACAGCCGAATACAACATTTTATCAGGCGATGTAACACCAATCTATAACGGAATCAGCGTTTCCATGATGGGGGTTAAATTCCCTGACCTTGAGTTTACACTTGGCACGGCTAAAACATATACCGCAAGATGGACATGCAGCGTCACGTTGAGCGGTGGGTCAACAAGGGAATACACCACCACATCACAGGTATCTATTAGTGCGGCTGGCCGGATTTCGTTTTATGTGAGTGTATCGCCTACGACGTTGCAAACAGAAGTTGCTCGGTTGCTTGTGAGCAGTTATAAGAGCGTCGTTGGATACAGCACAAAATCCGCGCTCGGTGAGCCGTTATATTTTGATTTGGATATAGGCGAAGCGTACAAGGAAGAAGACGGTTCTATTGTAAGCGTCAACAACGCGGTATCATTTCCCGCGCAACTGCCTGTACTGAAAAGTGGGGCGAACACAATCACATACGAAAACACCGTCGACCAGTTTAAGGTCGTCCCGCGGTGGTGGGAGGTATAGCGTATGATTCCAATTTTGTACGAATCGACCGAGACCGCCTTCGCATCGAACGGACTCGGAAGACTACGCGACTGTATTGACTGCAAGGTAACCGAAGAAAGAAACGGCATCTTCGAGTGTGACTTCGAATATCCTGTCGACGGTGCTAATTATGACATGATCCAATGCGGACGCATCATCGGTGTGACGCATGACGACAGCGGAGATATTCAGCCGTTCGACATCGTCAGCTACTCGAAACCTATCAGCGGTGTCGTCAGTTTTCACGCGGTGCACATCTCATACAGACAGCGCGGAATCGTCGCGAGTGGGACGAACATCAACAGCCTCGCGGATGCTTTCGCTGTGCTGACATCGTCCGCACAGCCGTCGAATCCGTTCACTTACGAAGCAGACTTTACGTCGACGGCATACGCGTCGTCATTCGACGGAACTCCGCGGTCTGTGCGTCAGTTCCTCGGCGGTATCGAGGGCAGTATCCTCGACGCATACGGCGGCGAGTATGAGTTCGACCGTTTTCGCGTCATTCTGCACCAAAGCAGAGGACAAGTCCGCGACTTCGCGATTAGATATGGGGTCAATCTTCTCGACTACAAGGATGATACAGACTACTCCGAGACCTACACGTCTTGCGTCCCTTATTGGCGCGGGAACGATAACGGTCAAGATGTCACAGTCATCGGCAACCGCGTCGACTTAGGCGGGACGGCATACAACGGACAGAACATCTGCGCGGCTCTCGACCTTTCAGACAAGTTCGAGGACAAGCCGACAGCGACAGAACTGGAGACGCTCGCGCTTAATCTGATGCGCTCGAAGCAGACTCAGCTTCCCGCGCAGAACATCGCTGTCGACTTTGTCCGCCTTCAGGACATGGGCTACGAAGGTCTTGGCAGTCTTCTTCAATGCAATTTATGCGACTCGATAAAAGTCGAATTTCCGCGCTACAACATGAGCGGGACATACAAAATTGTTAAGACCGTTTGGGACGTGCTCGCTGACAAGTATGACAGCATGGAACTCGGTCAACTGTCCACAACGCTCGCGGAGGCTTTGGGCATCCAGTCGCAGACCGACACGCTCCAAAGCATCGACGACTTGACTGTGAACGACCTGAACGTCACAGGCGGTGCGTCTGTCGCGGGTGCGCTTACGGTCGGCGGGACTGCAATGGTTGACCACATCATCGAAGAGGGCGGAACTGGTACGAATGACAATTGGTACTATCGAAAGTGGGCATCCGGCTGTCTTGAGTGCTGGATTAAAAAAGCGTTTAGCACAGCGATAGATATCGCATGGGGTTCGCTTTGGTATAAGAGCATCGGAACATTACCGAATTACCCAGTTGAATTTTTATATTTGCCGTCCGTCACAGGGTCGGCTCACGTTGCAAGCGGTAGCGCGTGGACTACGTTTTCCACCAACAATGTTAGCGTGACAAATTGCGGGACAATTTACGTTATTTCTCCAACTAAAGCGACGAGTGCTCTGTCTATCCAGTTAGGCGTCCATGCAATAGGCAGATGGCAATAAAGAAAGGCAACACATGAAAATATTACTTATAAGCGGACACGGAGCGGGCGACAGCGGTGCGGTCGGATGCGGTCACAAAGAAGCAGACCTGACACGGACTGCTACTAATATCCTCGTTGGTAAGCTCGCCGCCTACGACGTGAGCGTGACTCGGTATCCTGTCGCAAGGGATGCCTACCAAGACAACAGAAACGGCTCTCTCGCGGTGCATCTTGACGGCTTTGGATTGGTCGTCGAGGTGCATTTTAACGACTACAACGGTAGCGCATACGGAACGGAGTGCCTTTACAAGCCGACCAGCATGAAGGCTCTCGCGAGCAAGGTCTCCAGCGCGATCGCTTCCTGTGGCTTCTATGACAGAGGAGCGAAACAGCGCACAGACCTCGCAAACATGAACAGGTGCGCGAAGCTGGGCGTGCCGTACATCCTGATCGAGACGTGCTTCATCGACAACAGCGACGACATGACGCTCTATGGCAAGCAGATTTACTCTGTATGGGACAAAGTCGCGTCGGCGGTCTGTTCCTACTACGGCATCAAAAAACTCGCCTCAAACGGCGGTAACGCTGTTGGCGAGTGGGTGAAGAAAGGCTCGGACTGGTACTACTACAAGGACGGCGAACCGGTCACCGAGAAGTGGGAACAGCACAAGGGCAAGTGGTACTTCCTCGGCAAAGACGGCAAGATGTACAAGCACAAGTGGCTGCACTGGAAGGGCGACTGGTACTATCTCAAGTCAGACGGCGCGATGTCTGTTAGCGAATGGCAGAAAGCATCGAACGGCGAATGGTGCTATCTCGGCAAGGACGGCAAGATGCTCAGCGATACCTGGGTATCATGGAAGGGCGCGTCTTACTTTCTTAAGAAGGACGGCTACATGGCCCGGGGGAACCTCAACA